ATGGTGCCGGAGAGAGGCACCAAAAACCTATTTTTTAAAGCATATTATGAGAAAAATGGGGCTTTTTTGGGGCATGACGTTGCGAACATGTACCAATGATGCGGTTTTTAAAAGATGCTCGTGTGTCATCGATAGAGTACACTCGCGGCATGTTCACAGTACAAAGACTCCCGGAATTTGATGAGTGGCTCGATACCATTGCTGATCGGCGTTTGTATGCTGTGATCACGGCTAGAGTCCTGCGTTTGGAGCGTGGCCTATTTGGAGACGCTAAGTTCTCTGTTGAAGAAAACGTTCACGAACTACGCATTCACCTAGGAACAGGTTGGCGTGTGTATTTCACGCAGCGGGCAGGCCTAATCGTAGTGTTGCTAGCAGGCGGGTCAAAACGCACACAACAACAGGACTTGAAGACAGCAGAAAACCTCGCAAAAACACTCAAGCAATCAGGAAGCAATCATGACTACAGAATACATTGACATCGACAATCTGCCTGTATTTGACGCCTCAGAATACCTTGCTGACGAAGAGACGATTGCGTACTTTTTAAGCGACGCATTGGAATCAAAGCACGCAGGTCATATCGCCGACGCGCTTGGTGCCGTTGCACGCGCACGCGGCATGACCGAAATTGCACGCGCAACCGGCATCAGCCGCGCAGCACTATACAAGGCATTGCGCCCCGGTGCCGACCCCCGTTTTGAGACGATCAGCAAGGTATGCGCAGCGCTAGGCGTTAAGCTGACGGTGCGGCCATTAAATGCCAGCTAACAGAGGTTACGAGCACACCACTAGCACGGTCTCGTTATGTTCGATAATTTGCCGCACTATAGACGCAGGCGTAGCGTCTACTTCATCGGCGTCATCCCACCAAATCGGCTTGGCTATGTCGCAGTAATTACCGCTGCTCGCCGCGCACCCAGCGACTAGCACGGACGCGCACAGCATCATCGCTAAGCGCGTCCATTTCTTGCTTGACATCATGAGCTTTCCTCGTTGTTTCGACGCGGCTGCGCGCTTGCTTTAATTCTTCAGCACGACGCGCGGCGCGGCTGCCTGATGCGTAGACGCCGATCAGCGCCAGCAATGCAGCAGCGGCGGTTAGTATCCAGCTTTGTATGCGGGTGAGCATGGCTACCACCATCGGACAACCCAAAGTAACGGCGCAGCAGCAAGCATCAAAATAGCGAAGCCGATACAAAACCCGATCCAGCGAGAAATTGCGCCTTCGTATTCAAGTCGCCACATTTTTAGCCTTCCCTTGCTATACTTTCTCAACGATGACTCCTTGCTGGTTCCAAGGGGTGAATTCGGAAAGCCCTATCAGATTGCCGTCTGTAGGGCTTTCGCCTTTTTATGAGCTACCACCATCGGATCGCTGCGATAAGATCAGGAATGCGCAAGGCAAACAAACTTGCTACAACCAAAAACCCCCAAGCTAGCCTACGTAGCTTTAACGATTTATTCAGCATGTCCATAATTTTCCCTATGGCGCTATAATCCGGGTGCTGCATTGTTTCGTTCCTTGGTTCCGTCAAGGGATGAGCCTAGAAAACCCCGTCAGATGGCAGTCTTCGGGGTTTTCGTTTTTTTGCCTAGCTACAACGTTCCGTCCTGAAGCCGCTTGGCCTGTGACCACGCGATAAAGACGGCAACCGCAATCAGCGCTACGCCGATGACTAGTCGCAACGTCGAACCGTTCGATAGGTGCTCGTTAGCTTGCGCGATCGTCTCCACAGGCACGCTAGCGAGCACGTCGGCGATTTGCGCAACCCCTGCGCCGCCGGTCGCCGTTGCTGCGACGGTTTCACGCGTGACCGGGATGCGTGCAATCTCCGGCGTCGGCGCTACCACGCCAGCCATGGCTAATCCCTTGCTAATCGTTTGATCGTCGTACCAAGTGTTTGGCATGACGTGCGAACCTTTGCCGTTTTCGTGGCGGATGATGGCTTCTAAGACCGGGCGCAAATGCTCGCAGTTATGCAAGTCCAACTCTTCATCGGCATCGAATCCAGTTTGACGCGCTACGGCGTGGATATAACCCAACGTATTGTTCTCGGTAGGCGGTGCCCAGCGTGTGATGATTTGCCGAATTGTGCGCAGCAAGTGTTTGTCTTGGTACGTAATCAGCGTGCGCGCTAAGGCACGAATGCCATAGGCCGCATTGGTGAACTGGCAAAACGCTGTGTCATCGCGCTCGGTAGCAGGTCGCAAGCCCTGCCACGGATCGCCCCAACGGATATTGCCCGGGTTGTTATTGCGAATGCCTCGCGGTTTCTTTTTCATGATAGATCACCATCAAAAATTTTGCTTTTTAAGCATTGAAATTCGAGCTAAGCTTTCAGCCGATTCACGCTTATCTTTTTTGTGTCGGTAATACCAATTAACAAAAAATCCGCCAAGCGCAGCAATGCCGGCAATGATCGCTGTCCAATTCCACTGCGTCATGCTAGTGAAAATGGCAATTAATCCAGCACTCCAAGTGGCTTTGTATGCAATAGACATAATTGCGACATCACTCAGAGGCATTTTTAAAATCCTTTGTGGCATTTTCTCCACCTATAGCGGAATAGCTTTATTTACTATTCGTCATAATCTGCTGTTTCGTCTCCCTCTGTAATGGGAATCGGTGGCACGTTGCTTAACCAATCGGGGATGTCTCCCAAGCCCGAATAGCGCAGGGCTTGGCCGTCGAAATTAATGACAGCACCTAGCGCGTATGCCTCATCGTTATCTGTGCGGTGTAGCGTGTCGCCGCGATGGTCGGCCATAACCATCCAGCTATCGCCACTGATTGCCACGGCGACTTGTCCTGCGGCGGTCGGGGGTGGCGGTGTTAACAGCGCTCCATACGGGACGTTAAACACGCCGGGTTCGAGCGCTAATTCATGCGCTTGCGCTTCGTGCGTGTAAGCGCCGTCGGCGCCGGTTTGGTAGACGGTGATGGATTGCATGGTGATCTCCTTGGGTTAGATGACGCTGACAGTGCAAATGCGAGGGGGTTAGGCAGTTGGAAAAACGACACACTTAAAAGCCACAGTCACACTTTGATTGGGTCTGGTCATCATGGATACAACAACGGCGATAGGCTCAGTTTTACCGGTCTGTACTACGAAGACTTAAACCATGCTTCCGACTTTGGTACCGCCGAAACCGCGCCTAAACATGTGGCCTTTCATCCCCGTATCCATGTGTAGGTCAGGCATGAATACGCGGGCGATAAGCGACGCTGACGGGGCGGGTTTCGGCGCTCAGACGTGGCGAGCCGTTAGCGCCGTCGGTCAGCGTGGCAGAACCCGTGCCATCGTTATAGATAATGCGCTGAACACCGGGGCTTAGGTACGAGTAGCTACCACCACTAACAATCGTTGGTCCGGCATGCACATTGATATTGTTGTTCCACCTGTGCCTGTGCGCTTGCAGAGCATCCTTCTGCCTCATCCCCAGCCCCCTCGCATTTGCACTGTCAGCGTCAGTGCCTGTGTAACGGCGGAATTGATTGCGCAAGTCCGGCACGCGAAATTGGCTATTGGATACGTCCACAAAAAAGTGTCCGCCGATATTGTCCGTCCAGTAGAATTGACTGACCACAAGGTTGTTTTCTTGTGCGTAACCCCACAGCCCCGCGTAAGATGCTTTGAGTACCAAGCCACCTACTGCGTCGATTTCACTGGCCAAAGGCGCGACCGTGTGCCCGTCCACAGGCCGCCCGCACAACGGCGAGCGATAGCCTGTGTAGTAAGGAGTGCTCACCCAAATCCAAACTTCAGACGCCTCGGCGACTATGACCGGACCAATGTCGGATGTGGGTAGCGAAGAGATAGATACGACCTTCGCCCCAAAACCATCAGGCTTGTCGCTTATTTCATCCCACGTCGGCCAGCGATTTTTAATGGCAAGCCAATTATTAGACGCATCGATATTGGGATTATTCGTATTGTTATCTTCTTGGCTTTGCCAAAGCGTTAAACCATCATCACTACGAATAACAGCTCCTTTTGGATAGCCTCCAATCGCCTCGGCGAACACGGTATCAAACGAATAGCCCGCACCCATTTGCGACCAGCGTATGGCATTGCTAAGAAAATGCAGAATGCCGTTGAAGTCTTGCCCATAAGGCGGCACGCCGCCAGCTGCGAGAGGCGTCATGGTCAACGGAGGGAAGCCGTCGGTAAACGATGCCGCACCGTGGCTAATTCCGATCTGCGAAGCCTCTGGAATTGTGTTTTTAGAGCCGCTTTGCGCAAACGCGGTAGCGGATTTTTCAGGTGCATTGTTAATCTGCATAGGTTAATCCCGATGTGTTAAACAAAACGCTTTGGCCAAATGGTTGCCCTGAGCTTTCAAAAAAACCAAAAGTGGAAGATGTGTCTACGACGATAATGCAGGCTAGCACCGCAGCCGGTTTGGAAATAACGCCAGATTGGGTGAGGATAGCAAGCTCGAAAGGCAATAGTGCAAATTCAAATGTGTACCGAAATTGCATCCCCCCATTGTCCGAAACGTAGCAACGTCCACGACCTCTGAAGAGATTAGATAACAGTCGATTAAGGCTAGCGCTAGAACAGTCTGAAATATTAGAGAGTGCCTTAACCAATATTAATTCTCTATATGAATGATCTGATAAACGAAAAGTTTTAGTTTGTGTTTCACCCGTATACATGGATGCTTGACCGAATGGTTCCAATATTAAGGATTCATCAAAACCAAAACAGTTAATTTCTTCTCGTAAAGTCAAAAAACGATCAACACCGACGATTCGCCCCCATATGTCTAGGCCGAATCCTTGCGCAGTTTCAACGTTCCAAACATAATCGTAAAAGGCATCAAAATCAGACTGCGGGTTGATATACTCGTCCATATTGTTGATTAGCTGAACGAGCGTAGGGCTATTGGCGTACTGGCTAATAAGTGTGCTAGCAACAAGCCCAGATTTTGGGACGACATTCATAGTAAATTCACCGTTATATTTCTGGCCTCAATTACTGGCTGCCGATCAATAGGAACAGTTATGCTTGCGGCATCAGGCATAACGTCACCAATGTTAAGAGACAAGATAGACAAAACAGGACTAATGGCGGACAACGCTGCATAAAATCGACTCGCGTAGATAGTCGAACCAATGCGAGCACGGTCGCCCCCATCGGCACCATTAAATGCAGAGATAATCGCATCCTTAACTTTGGCGGTAACGTCAGAAGGCAGCATGGGATTGCTGGCAACCTTCACATCAAACAAAATTGGCAACGATTTCGGGGTTTCCCAGCGAACTTCATAGCTTGGATAAGGAAAGGCGTAGCCATCTTTGTCTTCAACAATAAAAACAGTATTGCCGTTATAGTTAGCACCATTGCTTTTTTTTCGCCATATCGCGCGTGCAATATCTTCCGCCGACCCACCTGTTACTGCAACCCAAATCGAATGAGGCAAAAGCGTCACGCCGCTGATAACCTGTGGCGTTGATTTGTTGTTTTCCGTTACGTACAAATCGATGACACCATCTACATTAGCGACTGAAGCGTATATGGCAGACACTGATCCCCGAGAGTTGAGTGCGACAGATTGGCGGCGTCGCGTCTCAAATTCGGCACGAGACTCTACATTGCTACCCAATACGCCACTACTTGAATTGTTAATGGCATCCCATCCGGGTATCGCCTGATAAATCTGATTAAGCATTCCAGTGGTGCAACTAACTGGACCTATAACCGTGCAAGAAAAAGGAAGGTCAACACTACCGGATGCGCCGATGACACCGGTTTGATTGCATACGTAGATATTCCCATCCGTGCTTTGCGCCCTTGCACCGGCGGGAATGACGACACCTGTTAATCCGCTGCAAGTGGCAGTAACTGTTGTCGCTGTCCCGGGTTTTCGGCTCAGAAAATAAATCCGACCTATCGCTTCTTGCATCCGTCCGTCCGCAAAAGCGGGGTCAATCTGATTAACATAGAATGCAAATTCACTATTTTTATTGCCAATAATCGCGGCGGTACTCGACGCAAGCTGACCTTGCGGTGTTTCTAATGCCGGGTTTAAACCCCCACCGAAAGCGCTATCGATGTCCGTTAGTACTCCTTTTAAAATTTCCGACTCATGCGGTAATGCGATACCCTCTTGGTTAAAGGTTATGCTCGGAACGTTTGTTGTGGGCATGTTATTACCTAGAAAACAAGTGTGGTTACGGTTTCGTCTTCTAAACGCACTTCGATATAGCCTTCTAAATTTCTGGAATCAAGGCGTGTCAGAATAGGTGAGGCATCAGCTACGCCGGGTACGCTTAATGCTGCTTGACGTAAACGCTCGCGAATCAATCCCAGCGGCGGAAATTTGCCTAGCACTTGAGACCAATAAGGAACGCCCTTTTTAAGGTCGTAAAACAATTCTCCACGAAACAATCTTATTGCGCTGGCTACATCTTGCGCTACTGCGTAAGGCTCCTTAGCAAGTGCAATATTTCCTGATGCGTCAAGCGCTAAATCCCATCTGTCACGACTCAAATATAGTGTGTTCATAAATTTAGAACCTAAACTAGGCATAAAAAAGCCCTGCCATATTTTATCTTGGCAGGGCTTTATTTTTTATTTTTTAATTCATAGGGTGATTCGGGATTCCTGTTGTCCCATCAGAATCGCCCGGATGCGTATGTATGTCGAATCGATTTCTCATGGATTGCATGCTTCCATTCGCATCTGAAACTTGCCCACTGACCATTAAATTCCCTGTCATGTTAACAATTGGGGAGTCTATGGTAAGACTATCGTCTGCCGTTACTGTGCTTATTTGAGATTGCACAGTAGCGGTTTGCGTTTCGATGTTAACGTTAGGTGCGTCAATAGTTACTTTATTTGGCGATACGATACGTATCCCCGAGTCTTGAAATTGCAAATATTGAACAGGCGTGCCATTGAGCATCCCACCAAAATAGATGCCGTCTGCCATATCAAACGCACGCCATGAACCGGGGTTTGATTGTTTGCGAGAGGCTTTGACAGCAGAAATATCCCGGCTCGCAAACCCAGCCATACCTATGTCTCCTACTTTCGGATCCATGATGACGGCATCCGACCCACCTTGCAAACGGAAGTAGATAAGCTGATGTAACACCTCGTGCGGGATTGCATTGCCGTGCCCATCAAGTTGATTAACAAGCGGCTGAACATCGACGAGACCTGCTGGAGAAAGTTCCCCATGATTAGTTACGGCAACAACTCGAACAATCGTGCAAGTTTGAATTCTATTTATCATCGTGGTTACTAGCCGTGAAATTGCACCATAAGCGTGCAACCCATCAGAAGCTTCGGCTTGACCTGCGTAGCCAAATTGAGACGATGTCATAGAAACCTCTAGGTGGATGCTCGCAAGCATCGAATCACAGATTTCCAGAGTCCACCGGGCTTTTCCGACTCTAGTTGATGTGTCAAATTAACAATACTCCAATCGCCCTGAGCTGCATCAATGACAGATACAACCTTCACAACTTGGCCTAATCCCAATTCCGGTGTATATAACACCGTAAACTCTACACCAGCACCCGTGAATGAAGGGTAGCCGATGAGATTTTTCCCGGGCTCGATGACGAGAGTCTTCCCTGCCATAAAACGGTAATGGCGGTAAGGCCAAATTGCGATAACACCACGATCAATAGTGTAATGAAAATGCCCCGCTTTGGCGCATGCTCGCAATTGTTCTATGGCTGTTCCGGGAAAATAAGGGTTTGAAAGAACGGCCGAAACACCGTTATTCTCTAATACCAAACCGATACTCGATGCGATGTCAGAAATAACAGTGGACGCTTTTATCGCGCCGCGATAACTGCGCGCCCGAACAGGTCTAACCGCCTCTATAGCACCTGCTGAAGCAATAACGTTTAATGTTATATCAGGAGCATGGTTATATTCTGCCCATGCTTGTTCAATAGTTCCTTGATAAGCAACAGTAAGCGCATCGTCTTGCGCATCGCCCGCAGCGATGAGTACCTGATTGTTACGTCGCTCTTCGTAGATAGGTCCAATGCTGGTAAGCTGATTTGCCATATCTTGCGTTAACCCATCGATGCGTAGCTGTAACTTAGATTGCACATCTCCTGTGTAGCCAGCTATGCTAACTTGCGTGCGATAACCGCGTAACGTTACATCAGAACCTCGATCATTACCAAATTGACCTTTTCCTAAATTAAATGTGACATCAATTCGGCGCTTTTTGAAACTCATTTTTATGAAGAAACCTTATAAAGCAGACGAAAACGGCCATCTAATCCTTGATAATTTGGGTCACTTTTACCAAGAGTGTCCTCAAAAAATAAATCTCCATTAAATCCCCGGCATGATTCACGAATTAACCAAACTCTGTCACGGCATAAAACACCAAGGGCAATTGCCATATGATTTTTCAATAAATCCAAATACAAACCGTTGTGTTTTTGCCAAACACGCAACTGGCAATTTTGGCCAGCTAGTATCACGTCGCATTTTTGCGCTGGAATATTGCGCAATGGAATATGATTCATTGCACTAGATTTTTCTTTGGCGGGTTAATCGGAAATATTTGAACCTGCCCATTGCTTTTCTCCTCTGCGGAATCTGGCATAACAGTATCATTAAAATCAGCATTAGCTATCTGCCGAACTTCTTCTAAATACAAATCGACAACCAATTGCCCGGGGCCTGTACGGCTATTACGTTCATAGCTATAAGCCACCAAGTTTACAGATGAGTAGGTTTTTTCCGGCGTAACAACAGAGTAAATTTTTAAATCATTTTTTATTTTTTGCAGGGTGTCTAGCATGGTTGATCGGGTATTGAAATTACCACTATGTGCCACGCTAATAACAACATCAAAAGGCATTCCAACTTTATTAAATGATGAAAATGTTCCTTGCTCAACACTAAAGGTAGATATTTTAGAACTTTCCCGAAAACGCATCCCCAAAAAACTATCAAAAATCAATACTTGGTTATCGTTCTCATCAAAAAACCCCCATTTTGGCACGCCGAAAATCAAATCAGTTAAATAACTAATTTCTAAAGGAATAGGTTCTTTTGACACAGGTAAAACCAAGTCACGTATAACCGCTGGTGCGCCGCTAATTTGCGGAATACTTGGCATTGAAATGACTGGCATCAGAACGTTCCAACGTTGGCTTGACTGGCTATCGTCTCGGTGTCTTTAATACTGAGCAAGCCACGGGCTACACCGTCGGCATCAGTTGCTTGCGTTGTGACCGTCACAGGTCCATTGATATTGATTTGCGCCGAATGATCATGCGTTGTATTCAAATTTTTACTATTAGATTCGCCAAATTTTGATTCCATTGGCGATGCATTTCTAGCGACTTGAGCGGCATTGCTCGCAGAAAAATTCGATTCTGTTGCATTAGCATATAAAGATCTCGCTATCGCTGCGCGTTTGCGTGACTCTCCTTCACGATCTTTAGGGCGCTCATATCGAACCATAGCGCGCGCAGCATCTTCCGGTGTTTGCGCAGCTTCCAACGCTTTCAACGCACTTTTTTCCGTGTTGCGCAATTCCCAAACAACAAACGTCAATTGATCAGAAAGCGATGAGTCCTGCATATCTTTACGCATAACATCCTTGAACTTAGCCTGTCTGTCTGGATGCCATTGCGCTATACCATAGGCTTTCCCGCCGTCTCCTACAGCGTTTGGATTTAAATTACTTTCTGCTATCAGGTTGGCAATAATTCCTGATGTTTGTGCGCGGCTAAAACCGCGTTCCGTAAAATATTTTCTAGCAAATTCACGAGGGTTTGTTTGAGACATTGGGTCATGCTCGCTCATTGCATCCCGTGATGCTAGCCATTCATCTTCTCCTTTATTCAAGTTCTCGCTATAAAGAAGCATTCCTAGGCCACCTGCAAGACGTGTTAATGTGCCCACACCCGCTGCCGCTGCTCTGCCACCCGTCTTAATCAATGCGCTAGTTACGGAGGCTATAGCACTTGCCAATGACTTAAGAGATGTAATCATCGAGAGTATCTTCAGAGCTGCCAGTCCAATTAATACGTTTTTCCATCCTCCTAATGATTGGACGGCACTATCAACTTCTTTAGCAAATTCACTAAATTTGTCTAATAAATTTTCTATCCAATACCCGATCGCATCGCGATTTTCAAGAAGTTTATCAGCCCATTTCTGTGCTATGTTTATTAATCTCTCAAATGTCGGAATTAGAGATACCACTACTTTTGTCCCAACTGCTGTAAAAGTATCTCGCAAATCCATGTATCGACTATTTAGACCTCGCAACGCTAAGGATTCTTCCTTAGTAACTGACGATCTTTTCTGCTGAGCAGCGATAGCTTTAGAAATTGATGCTGGTCCAGTTTTAATAAAGTCAAACTGGTCTTCAGATATACCCATCAATTGAGCTGCCAATGCAGCTCTTGCGCGATCCGTTTTGTATAGATCAGCAACGATACGCGAGCGAGCTAACAGATAGCTGTTCCCGTTTTTAAGGTCTTCTACCTTCCCGCCAAATTGAAAAAATGCGCCTAGCGTCTCTGTAGACATGCCACGTCTGAATTTAGCCACTTCTTGCGCCGATTGGCGTAATTGTGTGGTAATTCCTTGCGCCGACCCTCCTGCGCGTTCTGCGGCGCGCTGCCACGCTTGCAAACGCTCAGTGCTCATGTCTAAATTACTTGCCATGAGACCGATACTGCCAGCGCTTTTTATGGTATTGGCCGTAAAGTTTTTAAGACCCATGCCCGCAGTAAAAATCGCCAATAGCGATAGCGCTTCATTGCGCACACGGCTAAAAAACATGGCGGCTTGTTTGCCATGCTCGTTCATTTGGCGCGCGGTTTGAGCCGATACCGCACCGGTATTCTTAAGCGCGTTTTGAGCCTTATTTACGCCTTGAGTGAATCCCTTAGCATTCAAACCCAGCGTAACTACTAAGGCGTCAACAACGGTTGCCATGATTCACCTTTGTTGTCAATTATTTAATTCACTCATGATGCGTTTGTTATGTGCATCAATAGCTATTACTTCGAGCAAGTCGTAAAGGTCTTGCGCGCTATATAAGGTTTGCAAATCATGAAGCATGTGCGGATAGCGCGATAGCACGGCGGCAATATTAGGCGGAACGTTTGCGTAACGGATTAAGCGCGACTCGCCGCCGTGTCTTGCGCTGATGCCAAAGTCGATGGCGCGGCGGCGTTTAAAAAATCCATGTGTAGCGAAATAATTTCGCGTCGCAACAATAACCGGGTCGAAACCTCTTCTATGTCATCCTCGATCAAATCTCTAACTACGTCTGATCGAACCTGAATTTTTACGCACTCCATCATTTTGTCAAAAATCGGTTTGGCATCATCGAATCGTAATGCTCCAAGTGCCTTTATACCTATGGCTGCAACCCCGGCAAGACCTGCCTGTGCAATATCCTCAGGTATTTCCACCCCAGCATTCATCAGACTAAATAGAGCCCGACCCGCCCATTCTTCAGCATCCGAAGCCGACAGCTCGGTTAGAACAAAAACCTTGCCGTGATCGCGGCCGCTTTTAGTGATATTGATAATTTTTGTTTTTCTAGCCATGGTGTCAACTCCTGTTTAAACCAATGCTGAGCTAACAGATTCCCACGTAATCTGAAACGTCATAGGCTGTAAAATGGCATGAGCAGTTGGCGCAGGTGGGGACTGAGTTAACACCCCTTTGCTTAACGTGAATTTGCGTTTTATGGAAGGGATGTTTAATGTCCCATTGGCATAAAATACTTCACGCGACGTTTTCATTGCTGCTACCCAAGTCTCAAATATGATTTTGGACGGCGAATCTGCCTGCAATGAAATAGTTTGCACAGCAACTTGAGGGGTATACCCAGCAGACATGCGACCGTCTACACCCATAACAGCTTGCGCAAGCTGCATTACCTCAAAAGTAAACGCATCATCAGTTGCGTAGCCTTCAATTTTTTGAGGAACCGGAAATACAACACCTACACCAATCATCAATACTGAATTGGCACTAGTAAGCGTGGTCATTTAAAAACTCCTAAAATTAAATAACAGCTAGCGATGCTAAGGTTATCTGCTGAATGCTGCCACCGTCCATATACCAAAATGTCATAGGCGGTGTTTCACGTGCCTGTCTAACCTGTGGCGCAGCATCTTTGATTTGTAAATACCAGCCTCGTTCAAATAACGTATCAGAAATATCAATACCAGCTTGACTATTGATATGTGCCTTTTGCTGAGAGGATAACGTCACACCGGGTCGGATTGCTCCAAAATTTACAGCAGCATGAATGGGATCAATGCAAGCTGCCTCGATCAGGGTATAACCATCTGTGTTATAGGGTATGGCGTTGACCTGCGTTAGTAACGTCATAAGAGCTTGTTCAAATGCCGCATTCAACCATATCTGATTAGCGTAGGTATCAATCCATTGCCAGCGCCCACTTATTTGACCGGGGTGAAAGAATCGGAATGCGTCATTGCTTGTTGCGTAATCGCCGTAGAAATTGTAGCCATTAGCGATAAGTGTTTTCGCTGTTGTCGCATCAGTAACTGAAAAGGCTAAGCCAGACTGCCCTTTGAAAGCCAGCGTAATTCTTCCATTCAGGCGGCGAAAATCGATAGCAGCAATGCTACCTAGCACGAATGCAGCATGTTCAATATCACGCCAAATAGCAACAGAACCGGAATACTCTCGCTCGGCAACACGAGCCGCCCATGTGGTTGTGCTGTTTTGCTGAGTGGCTGTCACGTCGGTATCCCATCCGACATAAACATAACGATCACGTTGGCTATTTGTCCAATCCGAAAATGCTAGCTTTCCTTCTATATCCGGTTCCCATGTCGTCATGAAAGATGCCCAATTGCGGGTAATGTCTGTAATCCGTGTCATTGCCGTGATAGGCGTGTCGGAATTGGAGCCGGCGGAAATAACTGCACCTGTTTTTTCTGTGAAATTTAGGCTTTTTGCTAGCGTACCTGTTGCGAAATTGACAGTACTATCTACCCCGGTCGTCGCACTCATAATGACAAACGCAGAGTGTTGCGGGTCAAAAATGCAAGTGGCACCAAAGTTATTGAAAGCGGCTTGAATATTTGCAGCAGCATTAGAAAAACTCGTTACGCTAGAAAAATCAATGTTCGCCGATTTCTTCGTCACGCCGTCGATCGTTACTTCTAACGTTCCTGATAAAGTCTTTAGCGTATCAACTGTCATTGCAGCTAGCGACCCGCTGCGTAGATAGGCGGCTACATCAGACCGGGCGAATTGCGCAAACAATAAACTGCTAGACCGCCGGGTAGCCGTATCGAATCCATTAAAATAGATCGACGCTAATCTAGCCTCTTTTGAGGCTAAACCAAAATATCGCTGTACGTCGCGCGCATTAGCAAAACGGTAAACCGTTCCTACTGGAACAGCCGCGTCATCACTCAGGATAAGACCATTTAGGTCTAGTGCTGAGCCCCCCGCATTGATGACACCGGGGATAACTTGAACAATTTCACTTGCTGGAATCGACATGGTAATTAAACCTCTTCAAAATTATAAAGAATTTAGCTTTTTCAAGCCGATATTAAGAGAATCTGAGAATTGCTGTGACACAGTTATGGATAAATTGACTTGCATTGAAACGTCAAATATCCAGCGCGATAAATATTGATCGGCACCTGTATTAAAGGGCAATTGACGGGCTTCACCTACATCGAGTGGCTGTACCCCATCATCAATTAAGGCAAGGCATGCAAAGGCACTTCGCAACATTATGGAAACTATCAAAGCGGTGTTCTGAGCATTGATGCCGTAGCAATCAATTTGTGCACTCCATTTTGTTGGGCGTGTAATTATCATTTTGCTGTCATCAGGAAAATATCGGACATGTGCGGTAGACAGCGCATGCGACTGTGTCGCTGTGACAATGATGTAATCACCCTTTGGAGAGGGGACGCGATTCGTCATGCCTACTATGGTTTCGACGCCACTCACATCTTGAATGAATTTGCACAAAGCAGCGATGATTTGATTGTGCGTCATGGATATGGATAGGCTCATTATTAATCGTCCTGCAATGTCACGCCAACTTTGCACCAATCCGACCATGTTTCAAACACAACAGTAACCAACCAAGTCATGTTGTCAAAAATTAGTAAATCCCCACCTTTGCCCAATGGTCTAACAACGCTTTGCGCATCCTCATACAGATATATTGCGCGTGATACGCCTTGAATGTTTTGAGATTCCAAGTGCCGTAAGTCACCTCGGCTTAAAGGTTGAATCTGTATTTTTATGTTTGGCACTGTTATGTATTTTGGCTTCTGAACAAATGAAGCGTCAGTGTCGTATCCATTACTGCGCTTTAGTGTGGCAATTTTTGAAGGATTTATAAGCGCGATGCTTGGTGATGCCAAGGAATGGAGATTCAATTTATAACCTCGTAATCTACGCTGTTCAGCATGTGTCCAGTATCGATTAATGGTTTTGCGTGCTCTTTTCGCGCAATCGTAATGGGAGATAGCGGCGGGTCTTGGAAGCTTGTAATTGATGTCTGTAGTTGACCTTTAATTCTCTCGCCCATTAAAGATAATGTCTTATCTACATCATAATTAGAATTAACTAAAATTTTTCCTAAAGAATGTGGCCACTCATTTTGATGCTTGGCGATCATGCTGCGAAAGAATGGCCGGGGTGGTTGATTTTTATCTGGTCGTCCGTACTCGTTGATGGCGGCAACCAATGCAACGGGCGTTCCGTCTTCATATCGTGCATTTTCTAAAAATCCAACACGCAAACTTGCATCGTCTCGCACATTCGCAGACATGGTATTTAGCCGTGCTAAAAGTTTCTCGCCGCCTTTCACACTATCACCAACGTATCCAATGTAATTTGCCGGATATATATCCAAGCGCAAAAATCCATAGGGGCTTTCGCTTATCTGTATAGTTTCAATTTTTACGGCCTGTAACGCGCCATCCTGTACGGTGCTGTGGCTTGCCAATATTGCGCACCGTAGTTGGTTTGCTCATACCAAGACTGAGAACCGACTCTTGCACTATCCGATACAGAAACTGAAACCGACCCTTGGGTGGCGCTGGTAATGCGTCCAACAATCTGACGCGAGCCCTCTCCGTTTTCACCGTAGTTGATTGCTGCAATGTGTGCGGTTAGCAGGTTCAGCAGAATTGCGCGTTTGTCCGTATCGATTACGGGACTGTTTTCCCGGTTACTCAGATACAGAGTTGCCAGCGCAAAGGCTTGGTTTAACTGTGTATCGTTCAGAGTAGAAAACGACGGATAAGCTGCTTTGAAGGCTGCTGGAGAAAAGGTTACGGCAGGCATGATGATTTATCGCTGAAACAAACCTAGAACCAATGGCGTGATGAGCCAGATAAACGCACCTGCACCAATCATGCGCAAGAAAAAAGATAAGGCCCAGCTGGATTTCTTGTCCGTCTGCCCCGTGATTTCCAACCCATTCATGGATAACCTCAATTGAAAAAATTTACGGTATAATTTCATGGCATCTTATGTCTTTCCTTGTTTCCTGAGATCAGAAACAAAAAACCCCGCCAGATTCGCCGTCTGACGGGGTTTTCTTATTTTTAAACTAACTGGGTTACTTCTTGGACATGCCTTCAAAATTTTCCGGTTTGAGTTTGCCGCCCGGATTGTTAGGGTCTAGCCCTTCGAGTCCGGTTTTCGCGCCTTTGTGTTCCTTAGCCTTGGCTGCTGTATTCTTGGCCGTAGTCTGCGCAAAAATGAGCTCTTTTTTTAGCGGTACAAAATCAGCGTAAAGCTTTACCCACGCCTCCCAAAATTCGATAGGAACGTCGGTAAGACCAAATCCAGCAATGGCGTCTACGTGGTTAGCACCCTTCAAAACGATAGGAGATTTGGCATCGGGTAAATCTAAAACTAAGCCATTGGGAAGTTTGCACGCAACAGTAACAGTAGTCATGGCAATTCCCTATCAAACGCCGATCATGGATGCGATGCCAATTGGCATTTTAATAATAGCGCCCCAAGTTCCTTGCGATTTCTTTTGCTTGAAACTAGAGGTATCTCTAACGATTGCATGCGCGCGCATTTTTTCGGTAAAAGCTGCGACACCGACACTTTGACCTTCGATAGAATCGACTATTAACTGAATCAATTGACCTGCCCCCGTGTCGTATTGCACTGCTGTCACGATGGTTAGGGATGGGAAGTTTTTGGACAACATATCACTAACGTTGACGTTGTATTGGTTAGTCTTAGTTAGGCTAACTTCCATCTCAGGCGACATGCAAAGCTTCATCGTGTCACGCCGCGTAACCAAGCCACGCGTTTGTTTCACCAGTTGACCATATAACTTAACAATGTCATCGTAAATAGATTGCCCATCCTTATCACTCCAAATAGTGTTGCCGCCTACGGTATCCGGGGCAATTGGAGACGGCAAGTTAGGGTCGTTTAACAACCCGTAGTTTTGCAACCCTGCAATACCAAAGAAATAACTATTGTCTTGGAATTTGTTAAGGACAATTGCCGATGCGATATTTAGCTCAGACGCCCAATTAATACGAGCTTGCCCAGCCATGTCGAGTTCACGCTCGCCCCATTCAGTCATCGTTTGGTAATGATAAGACTGACGCTGCGGGAAATTAGTATTGGCACCTGTTCGACCGTTGTTATTGTAGTCACCATAGCTACTAACTTCACCGGTCGATTCCACAACGGGAAAGGTTCCCGTTAGCGTAGTCCAATCTCCCTTTTTCGCTTCACCTAAAATTGCCGCGCCTTGCATAGGCGTGGTTAGCACGCGAGTTAGATCGGGGTCAATGAAGTTAATTAAATATCCCGGGATTCCAGAATTGCTAACTGTTACGAGTGGACCAGCAGAATCCATGGCCATGCCATAATCATGACGGTAATTAGCTGGCAAGTAATCCTTAGCGCCGCCAAAAACGATGCCGAAAGTTTTTTCTAGCATCCCTAAATCTTTATGTTGCGACATGATTTTTTACCCCACAAAAACAGATGAAATTTTGATGAGTTCGTTAGCGCTTGCGCTGCTAGCTACAAACCAATCAGTTTCGGTATGACCGGCAATCGTTGCCCCCGGCGATCCTGTTGATACCGTTCCGTCGCTGTTATTGGCAAATACTTTTTGACCTGCGGATGATGCGGTTTTGCTTTCTACCCAGAAGTCACCCGAAACATGCAAGGTGACACCTAGACCTTGCGGTACGATTTGGCTTGCCTCTTGCAACCAAACGGTCATCACCGCCTGTTGTTCCCTGTGAACAAATCCGGATGGCTTGCCAGCCCCGGAATTGGCTACTTCACCCGTAGCAAAATCTACCCATGCAAAGCAACCAACGGTCACGCCAGTACTGCCAGCAGTCAAAGAGCCGGGGCCAGCAAGCAATGTCGCGCGCGGGTTTGAGCTAGCAAAATCGCCCGCGACGGCGGATGCCGGTTCAATAAAAATTTGTGTTTGGAATCCCATTTAAATCACCTTTAGATTTTTGGCATGAGGGTAACGGTCAAGAAAGTTTTCCCGTGATTTGGCGTCCATAGCGATAGCCGATGTATTAACTGTCGCTTGTTGCGACAGCGCTAGCTTGACCATATGACGAAATGCACCCGATGGGACACCATCCGTAGCAATGCCACGCGCAGTTAGCGCCATTTTGTAGACGGTTTCTGCTGAATCTTGCGCAACAATGTCACCAAGAATCGGCTGACATTCACGCTCGGCAATACGAATGGCAGTCATACGTGCAATGGCAGAATTTTCCCCATCACGTCGAGCCTTGCTTAGCGCAGCGTCCATGGCTTGCTGCGTCACAGCATCTTCCGCTTCGTCTTTTTTGGCAGCGTCGCTTTCTTCGTCATTGGCTGGTACATCATCTTGCAACGCGGCCATGATGCGACCGGCTTCGTCTTCACCTAGTTTACTTGCTAGCATTGCATGCAAGTTATCGGGTAACCCGCTATCGATAGCATCCTGCTGCCGTGATTCTGACGAGTTATCTTTTTCTTGCTTTTCGGCTTCGTTATGTTCCATGTCTACATTCTCCAAAGGTATGGTAAAAGGATTGCTATCACCTACGACAACATCGGGGCCAGCTCGGCCGCTTTCGACAAGCGCGACGTGATTGCCTCGTATGTCACGCATTACTCCATCGTATTGAGTACCTTCAAATATGCCCGGCGTCATATCGGCTCGGTAGTGATAGGCACTTGATATTTCTTTTTGTTGGTCGGATTTGATCAGCGCAATAGCAATCGCGTCCCACACAGCAAGAGAGTTTTTTAAATAAGGATGGTCAAATACAGCATCAGTGCCTGTCGCACCGATGACAAATTCTTTTTGAGGGTCTATTGCCGAAACTTGAATGTGCTTAGAAAGCAATGGAATATTATTAAACGTACTGGCAGCGCGTGACATTTCATCAGGATCACGCAACAGCAGGTAAATTCGCTCAGGGGATAAGCCTAGTTGCTTCCACCCCGGAATTTCTTGACCATAATAAGGGTTGATCGCGGCCTTGCTGATGTTGCTGATTTCCACATGCAACCGTCCGTCAGTATCCATTGAACGGACACTAGCTCGGTCAAATGCAAGGCCGTGGCTGTATTCCTTGATCGTCTTATCAGTCATACTTTAGGGTTAACCATGAAATACTTAATTTCCATCGTCATGACATTTGCGGCGCTATCGGCATCAGCAGTAGAAATAGACAACAAAGAAAAGTATTCAAAAAGAGTGGTGTGTTCTCTTAAGGGTGAAATTCATAAGCTTGCTGCGCATGATAGAGACATTGGAAATTCTCCAGAAGTTGCCTACAACATGCTGCTTGGATTTTCACGGTCGAGCAACAAATCAGGAATTACTAAAGAAGTAATAAAAAGCATCGTCAACCAAATTTATTTTGATGCCGGTTTCACTCATGCGCGCGGCCTATCACTTCAAAACCGTGTTGTTGACCATTGCATGAGAGACCTTGACCCAAGGTACAAGCCGCTTATGTAGTTACCACCAGCGTATAGCCCAAAGCAACGCTGCTAGTGCAGCAATGATGGCAGCGACTGAGTACTTTCCGCTCACGCTAATGGAAGACTTAGACGTATAAGTCATCTACGTTTCCTCTTGCCCATACCAAGGGGTGAATCCAGAAAGCCCCGTACTGCTGCAAACAGTCAGGGCTTTCGCTTATGCAATACAAAAAGCCCGCTTAGCTTTTAGCTAGCGGGCTTTACATTTTCTGTAGGCGCATCTCTGCCACCACGTGAATAATATACATCGGTTTTATTTATTGTGCAAATTATTTATTTTTAATCGTCATCGAATCCAGGAATGATGCTTATTGATACGCAACGGCAATTGGGCAACTCGCCCGGTCGTATCCATTCCCCATCGATAAGCATCCCTTTGTTAATGTCGTAGCGCTTGCCGTGAGCGGCCTGATGAGACTTTCGCGGCTGCTTTCCAGCGCTTGAATGCTGCCAAATAGCTTGCGTTATCCCTAACTCTTGTTGGCGTGTTCGGGTAATAACTGCGGTGGCCTTGTTGTTTTGATCTCTAGCAATGAATGCAGCACGCTTTTTAGTAATTTGGTATCGGTCTAGTAAGTCTGACGTTAGCTGTTGCAAGTCTCGGCCTGTCTTAACAGACTTCCTTACGACTTTTTCCACATCATCTAAATGCTGCGAGGCAATTGATCGAATTAGATCGACGTTTTCACGGATGCTCTCTTGTAACGCATCATGGGTAGCGCGGGTTTGTTTAAACCTGATACTGAAACCGCTACGTCGCAACGATTCGGCAAGCGATGCGTCAGCAGCATATGAAGCGTTATTAACAAAGGTCTTCGCCGATGACTGAGCTATTTTCTCGAAGTTGCGCGTCCACCGTTTTGTAAGCTGGCGCAACAAGCTATACAGCGCCTGTGTTGGGTTGTCATCTTGCGCTATCGTTGCGTCGTATTGCCGATAGATTTTTTTCAACGCTGCGCTAAGTTCCAAGTGCATATCATCAATGATTCGATGCAAACGCCTCTGATATGCCATCCTCACGCCTTCGTTAGCGCGCGTGGGCGCTAGCTTGATCGGCTTGCCAGTGGGCGATACAAGGCGTGCTGCGTGATCTCTCATGCTTTACCACCGGCGTTTTTAGTGGCTGTCTTGCTTGACAGGCATTACGGCCTGTTCATACAATGGAATTGCGTGATCATCGTACGGTCTAGCCACTACGCCTTGGTAGCGTATGAGGTGCCGTCGTTTATCGAGACGATGGTCACGCATCCAGATTCCTCATAAACCCGTGATCGTAGTATCTGCAGCCATCTGAATGATGTTTGACGGTCATAACGATCTCACGCTGTGCCCCCTCAATTTCCAGCTTAGCCGTGTAGGTCTCCACAGATTTAATGTTGGCATCACCATGCTTGTCTGGTTCGCTGTTGAGTAGCTCAGCTGATGCGATCAAATTAGGGATGGCAGGGATACTGCGTATTAAATCAAGACCGGCGTGAGATAGTGTATGCTTCACGCCAGATTTTCCGACCAATATATCATTCCCGGTCTCGGCATTTCTGAATGACTTACCGATAAACCGGCTTGCATATTCCAGCGCTTTCTGACGTAGTTCCTTAGTCGTAGCGGCTTCATCAATCTCCTTGCCTGTTAGTCTAACGACCGATCTAGCCTTGATGCTGGCAGCACCACCTGACTCACCGCCCGCAAACTTCCCACCATCATCACGTGGATGCTTGCCTTCTTCAAATTCGCTGTCTTTAGCCGGTTCGGGTTCGTCTTGTTCGTATCCGCCCGCGTCATCATCATCTGGAAGCTTAGGCATGTTATCCGGAATGCCGTCTTCATCTTCGTCTGTCAACTCTAGCGAATGGTAGCTATTGGTTTCATCAGAGGCCAATCGAGCACGAACCTCTGACGGGCTAACGGCGCTTAAACCCACTAGTAATGCATCGGTTTCCGCATCAAACTTACGTACCTCTGCTTGTTCCTTTTCACTCATTTGCCACAATGGGACAAAGCTGAAAGTGATGTCTGGATCGATTTCACCAAATTCGCTTAATTGAATAAATTCTAAACACGTTTGCAATGGTTCGCGAAACAGAGACTCTTGCATCGCTTGAATGTCATCGTAAAAAACCCGTATTTCACCGTCTGAACTGGCATTCAAACCACTTGGTGTGATGCCAAGCAATTTAACCAATGGAATGCTAGACACCGATGCCATTTGCTCCTGCGATTGGTTTTGCAGGCTGTCCAATCCACTTAGTGGCACGTTTTCAAATTTAAAGTCTTCATCTTCGTGGTTGATTGCCCATATCCCACGATTACTACGCATTCGGTTAAACAAATCCAATCGTGAATATAAATCTTGCCCGGGATCAGCATTATTCAATACTGCTGACATATTTGTTCTTAGCACGCCAATTGAAAACCCATCGATCAATCTAGCAACGGCCTCTCTAGTTTTTAGCCAATTATTAACATAAGGCATTGCCAGTTGTGTCATAGATATGCCGCCGAAATTGTAAGCGGGCTTAAGAATATCTGGAACCTCTCTTGATACAAAATTTAGTAATCGGCTTGCGTGAACCATCTTTCCCAAAATAAACCACGACGTAGGCTTGTAAAAATCAGCACGCATCGGGTTGTCACTGTTATAAAGATACGGAGTAGTCCAAACAGGTTCGATGACTTTAAATCCGGACAGCGATCCTTTCGTAATCTTGGCAGGATGCTTGGCTAAAATTGACTGTAATTCATTGGGGTCTGACCATGCCTGTACGCCAGACGGCGTTTTTACATCTATGTAAATTTGTGATCGTCCAAATAGACCATCTTGCAATGCGGCATTCCTAAAACACTTTCTTAGTTTGTGACGACGCATGGCGTTTTCGATGATTTCAAGTTTTTCTTGTTTATCATCGTCGCCCTTGCTTTCAAGCTCTATCCATTCCCGCGTCATTTCCTTAGCGATGACTTCGGACATTTTCCGAAATTCTGGCTTTTGCGAAAGTTCAGCAAGATGCGGATAGCCGATAAATTGCATACCAGACCATGCGTTGCTAGCGTAATCATAGACATGAGACATGGCTTGGTCAAAAGCCATTATTTCGCTTTCTCTATCAGCCGGGATTACGCCGGGCATAACCTCGGGACGTTTAAACTCCCCAGATGGTTGAATGGGTAGCGTTGGCGCGATGCTGGCGGCTGCCACAGCTTGCATTGAGACCTTAAGCTTAGGTTCAGTGCGTTCGATCTGTGCTGGCAGCTCAGTACATTTGCCTATCATGCGATTTAACAATTTCATGCTTACCACCAACGGACAACCCAGAGAAGCAATGCGAGCACCAACCCATAAGCCATGTTCCTGACATGTTTACTGGATTCGATTACGTTGAGCATTTGCACAATCCAACCCCCACGCTTGTATTTCAAATTCGCCTTTCATGACGGAAAGCCTCAAAAAGATGTTTTTGGCGTATACTTTCATTTCAACGCTTCTTCTTTACCTTGTGCTGCAAGGGTGGAAAAAGAAAGCCCCGCACTGCTGCAAACAGTCGGGGCTTTCGCTTATGCAATGCAAAAAGCCCGCTTAGCTTTTAGCTAGCGGGCTTTACGTTTTCTGCGGGCGCATCTCTCCACCCACGAAACTACTATAAATTAATCTAAATTAAGTTGCAAGCTGTTAATCCTATTAAGCCCTCATAACAGCCTGTGGGTTAATCCTCATTGGTCGCTTAGCGATCAATTCATTAAACGCACGCGATAGCGCATCTACCTGATCGTCATGCCTTCCTAGTGGAAAACTACGCAACTCTTCACGTAGAGAGTAATTCCAATCTCCGCGTAACATCACTACGTTACCTACGTTGATTTGTGCTGCTAGCGGCTCAGCTCTTGTTTCCTTGCTGCCAGATTCTGGTGACGAAATAACAGGATAACCGGCCAATTCGCGTGTTAAGTATAAAACCTGCGACTTGCCCGCCTGACCGGGATCCTGAGGGATGCTAATACGAGTGTTGCGTCCGTCATCCTGTGCTGTGTTGATAAGCGCTTTGTCGCGTTTATCCGGCGTTTCCCTTAGTCTAATCACGTCACCAATGATAAACCGTCCGTCTGGCAATCTTCCAACTTTTGCGCCAGCGGTGTAATCCCCGTCTTTAGTTCCAGCAAAATCCCAGCCTCTAACCCATGCAATAGCACCTGTTGGAATTGTATCGATGACGCCGATTTGCTCAGGTCTAAACATATTTCCTTCACCGGGCGTTGGCAATTGCTGATAAAGCGCCGACCATGTGCGCGGATTAGATTCAAATTGCGCCCAATGTTTCGCGTCGAACCATTCCGGCCATAAATATTCACCTTGTTTACGTCCTAGTGGGTCATTGTCTATCTCACAGCGCGCTTGTAAACAAAGTACCTCCCAGTCATTACCGTCTTTGCAGCGGATGATTCCGCTTTCTCCTTTCCATGCGTCGGGTAATATTCGGCCAGCTAGGTCATCCTCATGCCAGCGCGTGGTAATAATGACAATCCACCCTCCGGGGATAAGCCTAGTCTTTAAATCATCTTCGTAGGCGTCCCATGTTTTTTGCCTGATAGTCTCAGAATTGGCCTGTTCACGGCCTTTAATCGGGTCATCAATGATGATGCCATGGGCGCGATTGCCTGTGATTCCTGACAGTATCCCGCACGCCATGTATTCACTATTGTTGCTTAACGCAAATGACTGTACGGCACTTGAATCGGTCGTTAGCTCCGTTTCCCAAATGCCGCGATAACGTGACTGACGAATGATGCTACGCGTTCTGCGTCCCATTTTTCTGGCTAAATCGTCACCGTAACTTGCTAGAATGACACGTCGATTTGACGTTTTCCCTAGGTAGTAGGAAGGGAATACAACAGAGGCGTAAGTAGACTTAGCGCTGCCCGGTGGCATACAAATGATCATACGACCGTGCTGTTTGTTTGTTAACGCATCCAAACGTTCCAATAATAGCCTGTGATGTTCAGCCATGACAGTTTCAACAGGCGCAAATAGCGTTGTATCGTCCTCATCATTGGCAGGTCTACCAGGTACGTCGATAGCGCGCGCGTAATCCAGAATGCTACTACGTGCGCACCGTCTAACTAGCAACTCCCGAGCTGCATCACGTCGCATACCACAACCTTAGTGCACCCCTGCAATAATCGCAGCTAACGCTTCGTCATCCAGATCGACGGCTCGTAATGGTTGTCCATTGGGGCCACTCAATTCAAGCTTAGTTGCCAAATCGATACCGTATGCCTCGCGCTCTAATGCGATAAGGTTTTTCAAGGTTTCAGAGAGTTTTTTTAGATCGGTAATTCGATCTGTACCGACATTGTCTTCTAGTTCACTCAAAAGCACCATACATAGTTCACGCGCACGTCTGATGTCTTTTCGATGGTTAAGGCGGATATCGGCGATTAGCTCTGCATTTGATTGGATAATGGCTCGTTCGGTTACCATTTTTCCACTTTCTAATCGTTTGGCAACCGCTTTGGAAACCAAGGCGTCAGACTTAGCGCGGATATGTGGTTTTAAGTCTCGCTCCCAATCTTGTTTTTTTGCTCGTTTAGCGATTGCGGTGTGCGACACGCCTTGCGATGCTGCGATTTCTCGTACAGATAGGATGCCTGCGCGATAGTCTGCTTCGATTCGTTCCCAATCAGTGGTATTTTGTTTTGTTGTCATAGATATTAAATTAGCCCTCTTTTTTGAAAGCTGATTAGTAGTTGTTCTTTGGCTTTTTGATACTCTGTTTGATGCTGTTCGTTGGTCATTCGTGGGTTACGAAATATTTTGGTACGCGTAGCTTTGTTTGCGGCATGAATGCCGATGACGCTGCGCCATTGCCAGCATAGTTCATCAATACAGACTTCGATTTGCTCAGCTAGCATAGAGTTTAGGCGTTCGTCTACTTCGTTGGTATCGCTATAGACGTTAGATGATATGGCTTTTTTTGAGTATAGGGATGTTTTTGGCGCGCCTAGGTTAGGGCGGTATCGATCAGCCCATTGATACCAAAGTAAGATTAACTCTTCGATGTTATCTGATTCTTCTTTGGTCATTTCAATATTTATAATTAGGTTCTAATTTAATTCACGATGTTGTCACTGTCACGATGATTTTACCGTTGGGATGGTTGGTATGACGTCGAATAGATAAAAAATCGATAAGGCTATCGTCTTCAAAGACGTCGGCGTGTGCAAGTGAATCGAGGATGGCTTTAGGCAGGTTATCTAGGTCACGACGACGGTTGTCAGGTGGGAAGACGCTGATGGTGACGGCTAATCGTCCTTGTGCTGCTTTAGGGTTGCCTTGCTCGTTGATAGCTTGTGCGACGTGCTGGCGGTATTCGCGGCCTTTTTTGCTGATGAGGGTACGGCCAGCGAGTTTGCCGCTGTTAGGGCTACGCCAATAGGTGTTGACGGAAGGCGGGTAAGGTAGAGTTAGTGCGATCATGGTTTATCAGCTATTGAGTCTGGCAATATTGCCCTGCGCGCTTTGGCAGGTCGTTTCGATTAATGCTGGGTTGCTTTGTTGCCGTCCTACGGTTCTGGTTTCGTAACCAAAGCGCCGTGTTTGCATGGCTTGATCAGGATCGCCGATAAGCACGGGTTCAGGGGAATGGAATCCCAACGTTTCGTTTTGCATGTGCGAGATACCGATTAGCACCTGTGGATAACTTTCGATATGGCCAGCGGTACGGTATGCGCGATAACGGTTCTCAAACTCGCGCGCAACGAAAGGCCAGTCTTTTTCTGATTTATTTCCCAATGCTACCCATCCTTCCATGTCTGCGATCACGGCATGAATGATAGGGTCGTCGAATATGACGGATTGATGGGGTCCTATAGTTCGCACGGCTCGGTTAACATTGCTCCATGCCTGTAACGCGCTGTCCTGTGTTGTGCCGCCGATCATGCGCACGACGTCAGCAGGTTTTGGCATGAATTGGCCGATATCCGGGTTTTGGACATGACGTGAGAACCCTTGCCGAATATCGATCAGGTCGTAATCTTTCAGAGATTCCCACCAAAGGGCGATTACGTTATGCGAAAGCGCGGCCTTGCCGTAGAGTTGCGCGGTGCTATCGAGCAGGATGATAAAGGCTTCGTAATCTGCTTTTTTCATGCTGCTACCTCGTCACGGAAAATGAGTTGTTTGGCAAGGTTTGCAGATTGCATCGCGTTGTCACGCACGAGCTGAATGGAGCCGTCAGGCATGAGATTGTGTGGCCTATCGTGTGGTCTAGCATGCGCGCGGCGAATCCAGTTTCTCCAAGTTCCTGCCCAATCGACTTTACGCGCATCCGCCCCCGCCTTGGCATGCCAGTAATCGGCAAAGCACGCGGATTCTCTTCGCACATCATCGGCACTCAGATCAGGCCGTTCGGCGATAGCCCAATCGCCCCAATCCTTCGGTAATCGCCAATCGTCAGGCAAACGACTGCCTCGCAGGGGTTTGTCGGCTTGCTTGCCAGACGGTTTACTGGAAACCGGATAGTTTTCCTTGGGTTTTTCAATCGGCGTGTTTGGAAACCCGCAGGGTTTTTCTGGGTTATCCACAGGCGGCGCGCTGGGCTGGGTCGCGTGCGCTTGCGCGCGCGGCACAACAGGGCTTGTCCCTGTTGTGCTATCAGGTAACAAGTAACCAGTATCAAGAGAATAGGTATCAGGTAACAAGTAACAAGGGCGATATTGACCGTTACGTAACGTTTTTTCTCCGTTATCTAACGTTTTTTCTCCGTTATCACTATGAGGCGCTGGTGTTTTTGATGTGTCCAAATCGTCTGAATGCGTGTGGCATGTTCCGTTTTCTTGATGTGTTTCACGGTCTTTACCCGGCAATTCACTGGCTTTCTCGGTGGAATGCGGTTTTTGATGTTCGGCAAATTTCAGAATGGTGACTACTCGCACACCATCAGCTTCGTAACGTTCGATGAAGCCGTAACGGACGAGTTCACCTAAACCGTGATCAACATCCACATTGTCGGCAGGGAATAACTCCATTTTGATGCGCTTGGGGCGGTCTTCCAATCGCCCCTCACGATCTGCCAGCGTCCATAGTCCGACAAATAGCAGCCGGTACTCAAACGGCAATTCAACAATATCTTCGTTTTTGAAAAAGCCAGGCTTGATGACCCGTGTACGTGCCATGTTCAGTCTCCCATATCTTGAATGCGGTGCAGCATTTCATCGTCAACACGATGGCTATGCCAGCCGTTGTCTTGCAAGACGAAAAACTCGTTTAGCACGGTAGCGACGGCGGCTTTTTCAGCTTTGCTGCGTGCGCCAGCTAAACGCTGTACGGCTGCTATGTCCGTCGGGAACGGCGCTTCACGGTAGTAGTAGAGGCGTAGCAATCGAGAGTAGGCGGCATCTTCCAGAAATGAGAGGTGCGACGTTTCTACGATGTAATCGCCGATGTGATGCTGGTAGTAATTCATGCAACCTCCCTATCTTGATACCAGCCCGGAATTTCCGTCTTGGCATCGGTTAATCGCACACCGTTCTCTACTGCCCATGCTGTGACGTACTCGATTAGCTCTGTCATCAGCTTTTTAGAAAATCGTCGTGTCTGGATACCCAATTGCACGTAACCATCGTCAACAAGGCTAGGCAGCATCTGACCGTGGCTTGCTAAGGGTTCGCCGAGGTTTTCCTTGACGCGCGCGAAGGCGTCAACAAGCAAGCGCTTAACGGTATCCTCATCACGTTTTTTGCCAAAAAATTCGTGTTGCTTAGCAATGTCTGCAATCAAGGCGTGAAAGCGTGCGTTTTGACTGAGATTGCGCGTCGGTTCTGATGGCGGGGTAAATAACCAATCATTGGGTGCTGTGATCACTGATTCGACGCACATATGCCGCGTTGCCGGGGTAATGCGAATAGGCCGCGTGGTCATTGCTCATCCCCTACCAACAAGGCGCGTATCGATTCCTCGTTGCTCATCGCCTCCGCAACAAGCGTAATCACCGCATCCCAAACGTTGCGACGCACGCAAGCATGATCAAACGGTACGACCTTAAAGCCTAGCTGGCATATCAACGCTAGCGTATCGGCTAAGTGTTCGTTTTTGATTCTGCTTACCGTCGATTCACTTACACCCATGATCGCCGCGATATTGCGCGCCGTGCCAACCTCTTGCAAGGCTTGCAAGATAAGCGCGTGCGCCTTGCGTGATCTTTCAAACGGTGGGGTAGATAGTTCAGTCATTACATGAGGTGTCCCATGACACGATTACTGAAAATAGGCGGCGGTTCCATTCGTCCTGCTATAAAGGTGTTTCCACACAACCATTTACCTAAACAAAGGAACCGCCATGAAAGAACAAAAAATCCAATCCTCCGATTTCGACAAAGGCGTACGCCTATTCGTCGAGATTCTTGCCGCTCAGCCCGGGCTTATCTCGCTAGGACAAGGTGCAAGCGACATCAAAGGGCAGCAACTGGCAACTATGGCAGTGGAGTTTGCAAAGAAATTCACTCTTCTCCGATCTGCGTGCAAGAACGACGACTCACAGCAGTGACCGCAGAGAGGATCGCCGTTACCACAATGGCGGCATCCTCTTTGTCGCTATCGTTCCATATACATTTGCCACCGCCGTGCGCCTCATCAGTGATGCGCCGCGCGGCTTGTAACGCTATTTCAACAGCGGCCATTCGGCCTCTAGAAGGAAGCGCTATATGTTGTGCGCTCGCATCCTCTGTGCTTTCAAGTGCGAGATCAATTGTCATGGTGAAAGATTCAGACATCAGTCGGTCCTATCGGCACGCGATGATCGCGTGTAGGCTTGGATTCGGGGTTCCCTCGCAGCGTAGAATCGATGGCTCCTACACCTTTTTCATCTACGCTGGGGGAACTCTTATGATTGACAGCATCACAGGTGCCGTCACTGCGCTGCGTACTGCCGTCGATATGGTTATGAAGGCTGTCGATATTAGGGACGACAGAATGTTGGCAGAAACCAGATTCACCATGCTTGCTCGCCTGAACGATGTCTATGAGGCTAATTTGCTCCAAAGCGAGAGAAATGCAGCAATTCAGCAAAAATTGCATTCGCTTGCCAGCGAAAAGCGTGAGCTTGAGGATGATATGTTCAAACTTAAAAGTCAGGTCGAGCGCATGTCTAATTATGAGCTTACCCGCACGCCAATTGGTTCTATCGTGTTTGTCGACAAGACGACAATAGATGCTCCTCATGGCCCCGTGTATGCGTGTGCCCATTGCTTCGAGGAAGGCAAAATATCGACATTGCAGCCAGAACATGGGGGGAAGGTTATGGTTTGCTTTAAACACGGATATATCGGTTTTAGCATTCGTCCACACTCCGGCATTTTTTCTGGGCGCAAATATACGCCGGGAAAATGCTGAAGAAAGGAATCGAGTCGTATTCATTTTTCAAAGCTAAGTGCGGACATGGATTGCTCTTTGCACTCACCACGCGCCGCCGCTTGCTCAGGCCAAATCAGGTGCGCAACTTCAGGGCTGAATGCTTCAGGTGGTAGTCGCTTGCGAGCAATCGCCGCAATCACGCGGTCTTCAAGCCGACGCGGCAGCATGTCAGGCCACTGCCCTAATGCTTGCGGTGTTATCCCAATGGCCGACGCAGCCGAAGTAGCAGTACCCCCTAAGAGGGTTATCGCGGAAGCTTTATTCATACATGAAAAATAAAGCATTCTTTAGATGAAGTCAAGCATTCATTCTAGACAATAAAGTAGTCTTTGGTTATGAATACTTACGGTGATCGCCTAGAGCATGCGTTGCAATTTTCGGGAATATCCCGCAAGGATTTGTGTTTGGCTATTGGTGTGACGCTACAAGCTTTGGGACAGGTGCTATCAGGGAAAACTAAAGCCCTGACATCAGAGAATTCGGCTAAGGCTGCAAGGTTCCTTAAAATAGATCATTATTGGCTTGCAACGGGTCAGGGGCAGATAATTGATACTGCCAGTCACCAATCATTATCGGAATGTGACAAAAATTTGTTGGCAGCATGGCGCGCGGCCAGCGAGGAAGCCAAAGAGGTGGCGCGCTTCGCCCTATCTAGCCACGACGCGCCGCTGCCGCCATGGGCAGATAAAGATAAGCGCCAGCACCTCGACAGCATGCTGTACGCGGCGCTGTGCTGGCTACGCAGCAAGCCAGAACAAAAAAAGGACGCTGCCTAAGCTTAGCTACACAGTCATTGACGGCGTGGCCTACGCGGATTTTCGAGCGGGGAAGCATGGGAAAAGCTAGCGCTGATCATCGAGGCGCTATCTATT